GACGTGCCACTATTCTCATTCCAATTTGTCCGACAAAATATTCCCTGAATTCATTGACTAAATCATCACAGGCCCTATATCGTTTACCTTTCACTTTCGGATCCATGATATTAACCATAAGCCAGCCACCCGGCCGCAAACAATCAAAAGCTCGATGCATCACGGGTAAATAAAAACTATCTCTCCATTCTTCGTATGTATGATATTTACTCCACGACTGATCCTTTTCGAATTTGCTGCCTTCTGCATATCGTTCCGTAGCAAAGTATGGCGGAGAACTAAACATTACATCTATGTCTTTGGGTATTTCCTCCCATGGCAATGTCTCAGCAGGATATTTATATATCTTAACCTTTTTTTCACCCTCAACTGAAAACCAATCATCACCAAAACTCGTTTTCGGATCATCAGAACCTAACCAGTTGTTATATTGTACAGCCATCTTATAATAATTTTCATGTAAATCGCCATTAGGGTCCATGCCATAATATTCTTTTGCATTAGATGCAAAAAACCCCGCTAAGCGATCACCCCAACCAGAACTCGTATCTAACACTTTCTTGGCATTAGTAATATCATAAAATGCTTTAGCCACGGATGGTTTAAATTGTGTAGCAAAATAAGCTCCAACTCGCATACCTTCAAGGTAAGTATTATTTTTAAGTGGAATATCTGATTTAGGGTGCAACCTCCAAATCGGAGATAATATTTTCTTTAAATCTGTTTGGTCTTCCCACATAGTAATTGGACTAGGATTTTTGACATACGAACATTTCATGCGCTCCTTGTTCATAAAAGCATCAGAAATATTATTATAATTCGCACTAAAATTAAATACTCCTAGTCCGTGTTCTGGAAAATTACCCACATAATCATTATATTTTTCTTGAACACTTCCACAATTTTCTTTCTCATTGATATAGTTTTTTAAATTAAGAGAACACAAGCCATAGAAGTTTTCTCTTGCTTCGTGCATATCAAATTCCCTGAATGGAAATTTGGGGTGGTGTTTTTCAAAGAAATGAATCATAGTATCGATCATAACCTTCGCCCGTTTGGACATGGGCAAAGAAGTATCTGTATCGACATATTTTGTATTTAAGTTTTGCCAAGTAAATAAATCGAATACTGGCAATCCATATTCATTAGTATTATCTTCATAAATTTTTAATAGTTCTTCGTTCATTTAAGCTTTCTAAATTTTTCTGTATATTTTTTCAAATAATCAAATCCTTGCTTAACTATATAATCACTTTGTTCCATATATCCTACAAGATGATTGCAACTAAAACACAAAATACCTCTAATATATCCTGTTTTATGACAATGATCAACACAAGGTTTATTTTTTATTGATCTTGTTTCTACATCATCAACTAAAACTTTTTTACACATTACACATCTTGAATCTTGTTCATTTAACAAATTAGTGAATTGATCAAAAGTAATTCCAAAATTGTATTCTAATCTTTGATTCTTTTGCTTTGTGTTATATTGAATAGCAAATTCGGGATCATTTTTTAAACGAATTTTTAAGTTTTTTCTATATGTCTCATTCCACTCTTTTACTCTTTTTTTGTCGAGCTGTTCATAGTATTTTTTTCTTGTTGCTTTACCCTGTTCTGAATGATAATATTGTCTTTTTTCTTCTCTAGCTTTTTCTATATTGTCTTGATACCATTTGTTTTGCTTTGCATTTATTTTTTCTCTATGTTCCTCTCTATATTTTGCTTGTGTTTTTAAGATTTTATCTCTATTTTTTGCGTGATATTTTTTATTACTTTCTGCCATTCTTTGACGTTTTTCTTCATCAGACAATAGCCTTTTCCCCGTATGAGGATGATATTTATATTCAATTGTCATAATATTTCCTACTTGAATTCACAATCTACCATAATTTCAGTTAAACAAGCAACCAAATTTATTTCTTGGTCACCAACAAAACTGGCTTTATATTGATATTCAGCAATAATAAGTATAGCCTGAGGTATTGAAGTGGCTTTAAGGTGATTATGTATACCATCATAAATTTTACGAAAAATCTTAACGGAATCATTGTCTATATTTTGAGTAACCCATTTACGCACTTCAGAAAATTGTTTTTCTTTCAGTGATTTCATTAGCTCTAATAAATTAATTTCTCCAATTTGAGCTAAAATACCCGCATCTATTACACCACTAACTGAATATCGTTGAAGTTCATTTAACACCCTCCTCATATCAGGAAAGTGTTTCATGATCAATTCAACTAACACTTTTTCGTTATATTGAACAGATTTTTCTTTTAAAATTAATTCAGTTCTATGCAAACATTCTTGTGCAAGTTTAGGTTTATCGGTCCTAGGAATTGTAAATTCTATCACAGAACAACGTGAATGAATAGGATCTATAATTCTATTACGATAATTACACGTAAAAATAAAACTAACATTTGAACTGAATTTTTCAATGAAACCTCTTAATGCAGGTTGAACTGAATCAGCATTCATGTAATCTGCTTCATCGACTATAACAACTTTTCTCCCACCTTGCATGGAAACAGAACTACAATATTGCTGTAAAAGAGTTCTCACAGTATCAATATTACGGCCCTCATTGGAGCCGTTAATCATCAGACTATCTACTCCAATTTCATCACACATGGCACGAGCCACAGTAGTTTTACCTATTCCTGCTCCACCTGATAATAACAAATTGGGTATTCTACCGTCGTTCACATAACCTTGGAACACATCCTTTATGTGTTTAGGTAAAATACAATCTTTTATTGTACTAGGTCGGAATTCTTCTGTCCACAAAAAATCATTATTCATTGTTTTGCTGTATAATTAGAATTAGATTCAGTAGCAATCCAATATTGTAATTTAGAATTTTCATGTTCAAAATGTGCAATTCCTTTAGAGGAAATTCCCACCTTATATGAACCACTCATAAGTTTCATAGTTTCAATTTTGAAAACCATCTGAAATTCGTCATCTGTTGTACCGACCTCTTTTCTGAAAGTATCGGTTGAACTGTTGTTGGTGTCTGTGGCCACCAAAAAGATTTTACCTTCTTCACCTAACACTAATAGTTCAGGTAATGATAATACTTGTGCGGCTTTCATACATGCACCATAAGCCTCTTTCGACATATCAAAATTAATTTCAGGATCAGGGAAATTCAAAGTCTTTTCTGGTGGTAAGACTAACATTTTAGGATTTGCATAAACATAATTTAATTTAGATTCGTCACCCACAATCGTCAATTTATTTTCGCCTATATCCAATTCAGGAGATTTATCAAAAAGACTAAATGCTCCCAATAATCTATTAAGATCATAGATAGCAAAAGTGCTAGGAATATCTTCACTGATTTCTGCGAAAGTCAAGATATTTTTTTGGGTAGAAGTTGTTGATAAAACAGAACCTTGTTTAAACTGCATATTCTGATTTATTGTCGCATAATTTTTGAGTATTTCGATTGTTTCCACTGTCAATTTCATATTATTCCTTATGTGTATTATTAATTATATATGTTATTATATCACGTATATTTGATTTGTCAAGATTTGGTCGGTGTTGTCAGTTTCTTCTTCTTTGTTTTATTGAGTCCTGCTGCTCGTCTTTTTTTTCGTGATTCTTTATGTGGTCGAGCATTCATGTCCGCTCCGTGAGAAGCAAAATCTAATTTACCCAAATTTTTGAGTGTGCCATTAAATACATATGTACCCACATGATTCACTTCCATCCAAGGACACAACCATGTCGTGAATCCTATCTTTCTTGCCCACTGACAAAACATATAATCTTCCGATAAATATCTATCTGAACCCCCTGCACCTTTTCCTGCATAAGCCTCATTGTCGATAACAGTATCAAAAAAAGCATGAATGTAACGTGAACCATCAAAATGTTCTGACCGATTATGATCTGGCTTGTATGAAAACTGAGGATATTCTTCTCTAAATTTCTCAAACACCTCTCGGCGAATTATGACAAATCCGGTACCAACCTCTAATACTTCTGTTGGTTCATCGATTTTAATTTGAGTGGTTCCTGCTGTGGGATTGAAGACAAAATCTCCCGTATATTTTTCTAGAACATTTGGATCCTCGTCCGCTAGTCCCGCATCAACTGCATTGCGTACCTTTTCCCATGCTATACATTTTTTCGGATACGGTGCCCCTATAATAGGACGTTCTTCATTACACAATGTAGCTAATGCTAACACATCTTGTGGATTAAAATTAATATCAGCATCTATGAACATTAAATGTGTATATGGACTACGAAGAAATTCATCTACCAAATAATTCCGTGCCCGTGTAATGAGACTTTCATTAAACAGATAAAAGAATTTTACGTCCATACCATATTTCGTTGCTGTTGTTGCTAAATCACAAGATGCTTTGGTGTACATCCCTGTTGCCATTCCCCCATACATAGGAGTAGCAACAAATATTTTCTTTTTTCTTAATTCTTCTATGTTTACTTCAATTTTCAAGTTAATCTCCTATAATGTATTATCGTAAATTGTGTTTAGTGTGTTCTAAAGTGATCGTAGCTCGTTCCAATTTCTTCTCGTATTGATTAAGCTTATTTTCTATAGACTCAACATTCATCAAATCTTTTTCTTTACGTGCCACTTTTAAATCATCCTTTTCGGTGATAATATTTTTTTCATATTGTGTTATTTGAGGTTCTAATCGTTCAATAGCACCAATTCGCCTCAACATTCGTCCTTGTTTACCTTTCATACTTACTCCAAATTAGTTTAGTGTTATTAATGAATCTCTCCAGTCATCATCTATTAGTTCATTAGAATCTAATAAATAAGGTAATGTTATTTGTTTAATTTTTCCCGTTTTTACATCCCAAGTATCACAAGGTACATCAATTGCTAGACTGGGTTTATTTTCAAAAACAAAAACAGAACCATTCAAATCTCTAGCGGCATATCCATAGTCTTCGGATATAAGTGTCTTCACAATAAATTCTTTCATAATATTCTCAAATTAAAATTGATATGAAAAGACCGGATAATATATCCGGTCTCAGTAAGTTACTATCTCAAAAGTTTCTAAAATTCTACATCAACTGCACCATCTTCGTCTGGTGGCCATGTATCGTCTGTATCATCTTCATTTGATGATAATGTGGCATCTGCATCAATCTTCGAATATAAATCCAAGAATGAAGTTTTAGTGTCTTCATCAAAACGATTGACACACATTTCGACGGCTTTCATTTTATTTCCGAAAATTGAAAAAGCGTTTGCAATATGAACTAATCTACGAGTTGCGATTACTTCATCAATTCCACCATCATAAAATGTTTTACGGATGGCATTTGCCCAATTCACTAACTTGTCCGCAAAATCAGTATCAGAAACACCTAGTGAATCTAATACTTTATTAATAATTTTTTTCTCAGTACTAGAGGTAGGATAATTAACTTCCATTGTAATCGGGAATCTTTCAAGGAAGGCCTCATTTAGAATATTAGTAAAAACAAATCTCCCATCCTCTGAACCCTTACCTTTAGTGTTAGCGGTTGCAATAACTGTAAATCCTGAAGACGGTGTAACCATTCTATTCACCTTTTTCAGATAAACACCTTTACCTTCAAGTATAGGTTGTAGACACATCACTTTGTTGGAAGCCAAGTCAATCTCATCAAGGAGTAAAACGGCTCCGCGTTCCATTGCAATGACCACAGGACCATCTTGCCAAACTGTATTACCGTCAACTAATGCGTAGTGACCCAGAAGATCATCTTCATCAGTTTCAACAGTAACATTGACCCTAATAAATTCCCGCTTGAGTTTAGCACATGCTTGTTCTGTCATGTACGTTTTACCTGTACCAGATTCTCCGGTATTAAAAATAGGATAAAATTTACTAGAACTAATCACTTTAATAAGATCATTAAAGTGGCCATGTGGAACAAATAGGGGATCCTTCTTAGGAATTAGTTCTGTGGGATTAAATGTAGTATTCATATTTAAAGTATTATTTTCTATCACTTTAGGTGCCTCAATCACTACTGGAACCGTACCTTTGTTCGATTCTATATTTGTTATCGGCGAAACATTTAGGTTACCGTCAATAGTTGGTATTTTATATTTACCGTTTCCTAAATCACACATTTCGGAATAACCACTCCTCCGAGAATCTATCATCCAATAAGGAAATCCCAATCCGGAAGAATTAGCAATAACACCCAATTCGGACTTAGTAAGTATCGCTGATGCGCCGTATTTATTAATTGCAGAAGCAATAAATTGTTTCTGTTTTGGAGTATAAGTCATTTCACATTCTCATCACAAATTAATCATAAAATAAAGAGGAGAACTATTCTCACTCTTCACCTATTATTATACAGTAAATAAGGAAAGAAGTCAAGTTAAATTTTAATTATTTTATGCGGCTATCATATCAATAAACCGAGATAGCAATTTCCTCTTTTCAAGTTTACTCGTAGAGAACTTTTTGAACGCTCTTGCCACTTGAGCCGTTGATGCATCATCCGCAATTTCTAATTCCCTATCCTGTACTTCTAAATTCTTTCCTCCGGCAATTAAATACATTTCATTAAATCCGGCCATTTCTGGAACAATTAAATATTTATTTTTGCGGTATTTCTTCAATTCTTCTCTCACCACACATTCATGAGGATCACCGTATTTTTTTGAATCTTGTAGTATTCCGAGTATATCCCAATATTTCATTTTAGTGGATATAAAGAAATTAACTATATTGATATTAAAAACTTCTCGTTGGAATGCAACAAGAGCAATAGTTAATGCTTTTGATATTCTATTGTTATATGGAACCGAAATCTGCTTTTTAGATATTGGATCACGTAGAATTACATTTTGCTTTCTTGGATCAAAAAATTCCGTCTCTCCATCACCACACCTGTATGTATCACAAGAATGTGAATCACCATCTGTGAGAAAAATACTATTAATAACATCAATTTGATGTCTAGAAATAAATTTTCTCATTATAGGGAAACTCATAATTAATGCACTATTCAATGGAGTTCCTCCCAATGACATGTTATTGGGTATCAAGACACGTACCGCATCACGAAAACGACTATAACATGCTCTCTCATTAAAATATATCGCCGTAGCCATCATATATATGTATGATTCATGTAATTCTTTTGCTTTCATGTTGGAAGAAAACAAATTCAGAAGATTAAACTCCCTAAGACAAATATCACCATATTTTGCTTTTTCTTTTCCAATTAAATATCCATCTCTACCCTTATTGACTACACTTCCATCATAGTAATGATCACTGAAAGCATAAACTTCAAAAGGTATGTTAATTCGTTTACAGAACATAACTAAAATTAACATTTGCTCAATAGTCCCTTTCATGTTTTGTGACATTGACGCTGACCAATCAACAAACATAATTAATCCATGATTTTTTCCATCGGGAATAATTGTCAACTTCTTGAAAAGATGTTCATTGTATTTGTAAGTATAAAGTTTTTCTGAAGAAAGAATTCCACTATTGGCGGTGGCGGCTCTTGAATGTTCTCTTGCAGCCTTCTTCATCTCAAATTCTTTTGCGAGATATTCAACAATTTTTTTGTTCTTATTACGGAAATCTTTAAATAATTCTGTTGAATATGAACGTTGTTCCTCTCCGGAACTCCCTTCTCTAAAACACACCGGATCTTTTGACCATAATTTACGATAATTCTCATATAAATCAGGGAAGTCAATAACAATACTGTCTAAACTGATATTTGTGGGTAAATTTATATAACGATAAGGTTTTGCATCATCAGATACTAATTCTGCTTCATTATGTCTATAAGAATTATCAGTAAAAGATTCAGGTTCGAAATCAACGTTCTCACCCCCCTCTAACCCAGATAAAGATTCTGTATCGCTGTCAGGAGAAGAATCATTGTTTTCGGATTTATCACCATCATTATTATTTTCAGAATATTGTTCTTCTCCGGCACTATTTGAGGCAGAGCCATCTTCTTCGTCAGAAAATTCCATTTCTGATTCCTCTTCATCCATCAACATATTAGAATAATTATGATCAGACATATCTGTTTCCGCTTCATCTTTAGCCATTTCATAAAGATCCTTGGAAATTTCAACAACAGTTTCCCATGTCTCGGCCTTATCGATTCGATCAATATATACTTGTTCATCATCAGTAAAGAATATAGATAAATGACTACCTGCTTTATAATGAAGATTTATTTTGTCAATTAAACCTAATTTTGAAATATCAATTTTTTTGACACCAAAAAAATCTCTCTCCATTAATTCTGAATATCCTTCTGTGAAAGACCTGCGGCCTCCAGGAAATTTCACTTTAATTTTTCGTTCAATTCTCGCATCTTCCACGACATTGAGAAAAGATTTAAATCCTTTACCATAATCACAGGCATCGTGTAATCCTTCTTCTGGTGTAAACAATGCATGTCCAACCTCGTGTAAAACCAGCAGGTCGTACAAACTACCGTTCATTTCTTTCCAAATAGGAAGTCTCAATACTCGGTTTTTCACATCAAACGAAGCAGTTGTGAATTTTCCGTGTTCAACAATTAAGTTTTCTGAGGCAAGAAGTTTTGCCAACATAGACTTTTGTTCTTTTTTGATTGGTTTCATTTCCATATCTGTACTCTAAAAGGTTTTTCTCTCATTCTCTAATTATATTATATCATTACTAAATCGAGAAGTCAAGTGTTTATTTACATTATATGAAAAATTTACTAAGGGGTGCGGTATCATTTATTATATTATCCAAAGTTCTATCATCACCCTTTTTCCATATCCACATAGGTTCTATAATCTGTTTATCTTTAGATTCTTCAGTATCATTATGACTGTTAGGGCGCTTAGATATCCTCAATCCAAAACATCCAGAATAATGAGCTCCTGGTAATTTGCTTATAAAATCGTTCATGGGGTCACAAATTTTAATCCAATGCTCTTTTTTTAAATATACATCAGCAATATTAATAATCATGGTACCCTTATCTTCTAAAGAATTCCAACATTTGTTCAATGTAACAAACAAAAATTTATTCAACCAATCTTCAATGCTATTGCCGTATCTCTTCCAGGATTGAAACTCATTGTCCGTATATTGTTCAGTTATAAAATAAGGCGGTGAGGTGAAAATCATATCAAATTTGTGTTTACTTAAATCACAATCTTCCGCAGGACTATTTACAAATATCGTTTTTTTACCCGTATTGTAAAGTGTATTCTGTTTAGGGTAATTTTCATAAACAGCCATATTCGGATCTATACCGAAATATGTTTCCGCGTTAGAAGCATGAAATCCCGCTAACCGGTCACCCCACCCCATAGAAAAATCTAAAACATTTTTAGCGCCAAATAAATTATATATTTCTTTTGCCACAGCCGATGGATATTGAGATGCTAAGTATTTTCTCATAGCAATCCCCTGACGGAGTGTATTAGAATTGACCCCCTTCATTTTCAAAGACCATAAAGGATTTAAAATACTCTTATGATGCTTCTTATCTGTCCATGAACAATACGGACTATCATGATATTGGTGTTTAGCTTTCCACCTAGCATTTTGATGAAAATAATTAGATGATTTCCTGCCTACATTATTGTTATTTATATACCAATTAGATAAACTATATTTATAATTTGCTTTGGTATACAAAAAACCTTTTCGTAATAAATTCCTAGTATCAAATTTTACTAATTCATCAAAATCTGCTTTTGCATCTCCCTCTGTGATAGGTATCAAAGGCAATGGCAAATGCACAATAACATTTGATATTGCTTCTTTTATTTCATCTTTAGAATAGATACTATTTAGTTTTTGCCAATGAAATTCATTTATTATTAATTCATTATTCTCAACAAAGGATTCCAGATCCAACATATTAAACTTTTCTATATAAGTGTTAATCCTGTTGTTTGCTCCAAGAACATTTTTTCAATCTCCTTTTTCACAGGTAATATTGTTATGACATTATTTAACGATACTTCTACTACATCATCATTTGAGGTCATAATCCACGGCATGAGACCTATGCCTATTTGTCCTGGTTGTGCTCCCGGCACTTGGGAAATTGTTAGTGGTGTTTTGAGTTTAACCGA